CTTCGTCTAGGTCTTGACGTTCGCCCTTGCCAAGCCGCTCCAGATGCGGCTGAATCACTTGGCCCTTTTGATTTCTAATGACTAACGAATTAAACCGAGTCTCCATTCGACTCACGGACACAGAGCTGGAGTTTCTTGACGCTATGGCGCATAAGCGTCGGATGCCGCGTTCAACTCTGATTAAAGAAGCGATTGCCGTCGCTGTCAGCCCTCCGGCTAAAAAGTCAATCAAGCCCTCTGTTCATTTGGACTCAGGCAGGAGCACGATTGATCAGGCCGTTACTGCCGTGACAAGAATGTTTCCAGACTTGAACCGCCACCGAGTTGAACCTATTGTCTGCACGGTTATCTGCGCCATGGCCGCCAACAAAAAGAAAAGCAAATGACAGTAACGACACGCACGCTTGACGACGGCACCGTAGAAATTTGCGTTGTTGAAGGAGGCATTACCGAGCTTGGCTGGGTGTCGTCGATGCATCTCACTGAAACCAAGATCAATCAACTCAAAGCCGTCATCGCTCGCAAAAGCGCGGCTGCATTCTTTGATCGCTCTCAAAACATCAGCGATGGCTAACTACGGCTGCGGCAAAGGCATGGACGAGGAAAATCTGCTCGCCATGCGTCGTCGTGTTTTAGAGCTAGACGCCAACCCAAAACTCAACCCCACAGCTCTTGAGAAAGCTTTTCTTGAGGCGTATCAAAAACGTAAAAAAGGAGGCTAATGAAAAGGGTTCACACTGCTAAGCAGATTTCATGCCCCGAATGTGACAACCCTGTCACCAAAGTAACTTGCGGCAATAGCCAGCTAGGTCGCAAATATAGATACAGGCGTTGTGGATCCTGTGGCCATAAATTTAAAACCAGTCAATCGCTTAGCGAAACAGACGCAAAAGAAACTATCGTTCCATACTTGGATACAGTCCTTCTAAGGCGGCAAGAACGCTTAAGAGGTGGGGGATCCAGTAAATTGAATCCATCCGATGTAAGAGAGATTAGAAAGCTGTGGGCAAAAGCCGTATACAAAGACAAGCAAGAGAAAATTTATATTGCTGAACAATTCAACGTTAAAGAAAGAGCTGTTGACAACATTCTTACCGGCAAAGCGTGGAGTTTTGTTTCATGACGATTCAACCTGTTGATCTCTGATCATGCTCAAGCCCAAAACATTTCACGTTCCTGGTGCCCTGTTGATTGAGCAGCACATTGTCAAAGACGGCCCTAGCCCGTACTTTGTCGCATGGAAGCCGCACAGCTCTCGCTTGTTCTATGACCGCAGAGAAATGATGCGTTGGATCAAGTGGCCAAAGGGCACGCCAACCCGTGAAGCCATTGACGAGTTTCTGGACGCTTGCCAAAACCAGGCCAATGGTCTACCATTAGAGCAAGCCTGAGAGGGCACCGCTAAAAACAAATGAATTACACCAATGACCTCGCTTTTGACCTTTCCGCTCGACGTGGTGGCAACAAAGATCGTTTAGTGGCTCGTTGCTATGTCGCTACCTGCGAAGCAATGGATCCTTCCTTAGCCGGATTAACAAACGCTGAGGCTTACGAAGAGTTCTACCAAGCCAACGCCAAAAAAACTTTCAAAAAACTGCACAACGAGTTCGATCACGTTCTGCCTGTTGAGTTCCACTCCAAGTAGTCACCTGGGGCTTCGGCCCCTCTTGCTTTTGCTGCACTGATGGTGTACCATTAGATCACGCCTAAGAGGGCACCGCTTAAAACTCAAATGACTGTTTCTGAAATCGCTTTCGTAATCAAGCAAAATCAAGAAATGCTTGAGTTCTTCTCTAAGCGCAACGCCGCTGGAGACGCTGAAAAAGTTGAAGAACTTCAAGCCTCTATCGTCAGCCTCAGTAATGCAGGCCGCTTTTGTTGATCACCTGGGGCTTCGGCCCCTTTCCCCTTACCGCTGAGAAGCATCCATGGATTTTCACAAAGCCTCGCTCCTTGCTTACGAAGCTCGCCAACGCTTAGAAGACGCTCAACCAATCCCAACCGTTGAACCCACCTTCTTTGTGATCACAGCAGCCTGGTCTGAGTGGGCACTTGACCGCGACCAGCTCAAGGAATTAACCGATGACGCCACTCTTGGCGGCCTGACCTACACAATCGAAACCTGCCCTTTCTAAGCATGGCTCATCTCAATCACGGCATATCAGGCATTGAAGGCATTCTCTGCCCAGGGCGCGGAGCAAAAAAAGTTGGTCAGGATGGAATGACTGACGGCAACTCTGGAATGACCATCAGGCAAGCCAGACGCATGGTTGAAAAGCTCAAGACCAAAGAATCAAAACCCACTCGCAAGCCAACCAACGGCTTTGGCTAAACACTTGCCGGGAAGCCCGATGCCGTACCCCATCCGGCTGAAAGCTATACAAAACCCTTGAAAGGAAAAGCAGGGCGCGTTAGTGGCGCGATCCATCTCCTGGCATTACAACCCACTTCACTCTCTTAACTGAAACCATGGCTTTTGAAGACATCGATACCAAGCAGCTTCAAAGCATTGCTTGCAGCCTTGAAAAAATAGCTCAAGCGTTAGAAGGCGACGAGGCTGAGGCATGTAGGCCAATTGAGTCCATCGCTTATGCGCTTGAGTCAATCGCAGCATTTATGAACCCTAACTCTCGACATTAAGCAAATGAAATCTCTCGACACCAAGCGCCGCCTACTCCAAAATGCCAACGACCTTAGAGCCTTTAAACTCCATGAACGCAGGATCGCCAGGCTCTATACCCAATCCCAGAATCTCGATCGATCCAGGCGGCTCAACGATCAAAATCAAGATCGGGAGCGTTGAAGGTTCTGTTAGCTCCCATCACGACGTAATCCCTAAAATCCATCAGCTCCAACGCGCTTGGCTCAAAGCTCAAGGCGAAACCCTCCTTTGACCTTTGCTAACCTCACGGCATGGGTAAGAAGGATTACAAGAAATCAACAAACGCCGAAATGACTGATCGGGTCAAAACGGTCTATGGCTTGTTGATTAAGTCATATTCACGCTTTGAAATTTTGCAATACGCCGCCGAGGAGTGGGGTGTAAGCGTAAGAACCGCAGACATCTACACGCAACGCGCTCGTGAGTTGATCCAACAAGATTCAGAGATTGAGCGTTCTGAATGGTTAGCTGCTGCAATCGCACGCCTTGTTAAATATGAACAGAAGGCAGGCCGTGAGGAAAACTTGCAAGTAGCAATCAAGGCTTTAGAGACGCAAGCCAAGCTCTTGCGCTTTGACCTCAACTGATGTCATTGCTTACCGGTCTTTGTGAACCGACCAAGCTTCTGGCCTTTGCTCAGCCGCCAGATCAAAAGACAACGGTTGACATCCTCAGCAGAATCAAAGCCGACTTGCATCCTGGTCAGCTTGATTTTGTAGAAGATCAAACAACAGAAATAATTGGCCTGTCTGCGGGCTACGGCGCCGGAAAGACCAGAAGTCTTGCCAGTAAAGCAGTTGCTTTAGCCATCGCAAATCAAGGCTTTATCGGCATTGTTATGGAGCCAACCGGCCCGTTGATTCGTGATATTTGGCAAAACGATTTTGACGATTTTTTAGAGGCTTACGACATCCCCTACAGCTTCAGGGCATCGCCTTTGGCTGAGTACGTCCTACACCTGCCGGGCGGAGACACAAAGATTCTTTGCCGCAGCTTCGAGAATTGGACACGCTGCATCGGTATCAATGCGGCTTGGTGTCTCGCGGATGAAATAGATACGGTGCCGCCATCGATCGCCAATAAGGCATTCCCTAAGATCCTTGGCCGCCTTCGTGCTGGCAACGTGCGTCAGTTTGCTGCGGCATCAACGCCTGAGGGCTTTCGCTGGATGTGGAACACCTTCGGAACAGAAGAGGCAAAGCAGCGTCCTGATCGGCGTTTGATCAAAATGAGGACAGTGGACAATCCACACCTTCCCCAAGACTTTATTGAGCGGCTGAAAGCCAACTACGATCCGAGCCTTTTGCAGGCATATCTCAATGGAGAGTTCACGAACCTGACAACAGGTCAGGTCTATGACCGTTTCGACCGAGCAAAGCACGTAATCACAGATATTCCCAACGTTGAAGATGAGCCCATTCGCATAGGGGTCGACTTCAATATTGGAAACATGTCAGCCGTTATTGCTGTTCGTCTTGGCAACCAACTATTGCTAATCGATGAAGTCAGCGGTGCCCATGACACGGATGCACTAGCTCAAGAGATACGAAGACGTTTTCCCGACCGTCGTATTTATGCCTACCCTGACGCATCAGGCGGTAACCGCAGCACGAACGCCAGCCAAACCGATATTCAGATCCTTGAGTCTTATGGCTTTACCAATCAATCGCCAAGATCAAACCCTCCCATTCGTGATCGGGTGGCTGCTGTTCAAGCTCTGTTGGAAAACGGCAAGGGCGAAGTAAGGCTTCAAGTCGCGGCCAACTGCAAGCGAACGATTGAATGCTTAGAGCTGCAAAGTTATACAGAGAAGGGCGATCCAGACAAAGATGCTGGATATGACCACATGAATGATGGCCTTGGCTATTTAGTGTGGCGGGAATTTAATCCTCTTTATGCGCGTGCTGGTCGAGGCACTGGCATTAGGCTCTACTAAACTGAGGATTAGGCGGGGTTTTAACGTGTATTCAGGTTTTTCGGGTGGTAGGCAGCGGGTTGGAAGCGTTACTCGCGTCAACGACCCGAACACAGCTTGGGTAAATCAGGAGCCGCATTGGGAGCTGATTGAAGCTCTTTTGCAGGGCACTTACGGCATCAGAAAGAAGCATCGAAAATATTTGCCGCAAGAACCAAGAGAGCTTGATGAGTCATATGACAACAGGCTGATGCGTTCAACGTTGGCCCCGTATTACGTTCGCCTCGAACGGATGTTGGCGGGCATGTTGACCCGTAAGCCCGTCAGGTTGACAGATGTAAGCGACCTGATCAGAGAACAATTGTTTGACGTTGATCTTTCTGGAAATGACTTAAATATATTTACCTATGACACCGCTAGGAAGTGCATCAGATACGGCCATGTCGGAGTGCTTGTCGATGCTCCTCAAGCAGGGTCAAATGGGCGGCCTTATTGGGTGACATACACGCCCAGAGACATTCTTGGATGGCGTACAGAATTAAGCGATGGGCAGCAGAAGCTGACTCAGCTCCGCTTGATGGAAAAAACTGTTATTCCTGATGGTGACTACGGCGAAAAAGAGGTTGAACAGGTTCGTGTCTTAACTCCAGGCGCATTTGAGATTCATCAGAAAGATCAGAAAGGTGACTTTCGCGTCATTGATGAAGGCACAACCAGCCTTGATGAAATCCCGTTCTCTGTTGCCTATTCCAGCCGCGTCAACGTCATGGAGTCGCGGCCACCAATGGCCGACATTGCAGAGCTAAACCTGAAGGCGTATCAGGTTCAATCTGATCTCGACAATCAGCTGCACCTGAGTGCTGTTCCTTTGCTTGCGTTTTATGGGTTCCCGCAATCCTCGGAAGAGGTAAGCGCCGGACCTGGGGAAGCTATTGCGTTCCCAGCTGAAGGCCGTGCTGAATATATCGAGCCAAGCGGCAGAAGCTACGATGCGCAGTTCCAAAGGCTTGAGCAGATCGCAATGCAGATCAACGAGTTAGGGCTTGCTGCTGTTTTGGGTCAAAAGCTCTCAGCCGAAACAGCTGAGGCTAAGCGCATTGACCGCAGCCAAGGCGATTCCACAATGATGGTTATCGCTCAGCAGATGCAGGACATGATCGACAACTGTCTGAGGTTCCATGCGGCCTATCTGCAAGAGCCTCAAGCTGGCAGCAGTTTCGTCAACCGTGATTTCTTGGCCGCACGTTTGGAGCCAACAGAAATCCAATCACTGTTGCAGCTCTACACGGCAGGAACCATCACGCAAAATACGCTGCTAAACCAGTTAGAAGCTGGCGAGGTTCTTGGCGATGAGTTCGACGTTGAGGAAGAGCTAGAGGCCACGCAGGCTGGCGGCTTGATTGAGATGAATCAGCCAACGTCACCGGCTAACCCAGCAATGCCTGAAGAGTCAGCCGAGCCTGAAGACCAACCTGAAATCCCTAGCTGATGTTTTGGAACAGACCCGCACGAAAGCAACCAGAGCCTGAGCCTGAG